CTGAAAGAATCCGGTTCCGTCGCAACGGATCTGGTGTTCACAAGCAAATCATGGCGGGCGTTCCGCCTGGTTACCACCATCAAAGATAACGCCATCACGTTCCCGGCGCTGAGCCCGTTTGGTAACCAGATTAATGCTGGCCCACAGGCGATGAAGGGCGCTATTTTTAAAGGGCGCTGGGGTAACTTTGACCTCTGGTTATATAACGACTGGTTTATTGACCCACTTGATAATGTCGAGAAGCCGCTGATCCCCGCCGGCGCGGTGAGTATGGCTGGCGCCGCTCGGATGGGTACCCGCGCCTTTGGCGTTATCCTTGACCCGGCATTTAACTACGGTCCTCTGGCCTATGCGCCAAAATCGTGGGTGAAAGAAGATCCGGCCCAGCGTCTTATTCTGATGCAATCCTCTCCGCTGGTTATTCCGAGCCGGGTAAATGCATCCCTCTGCGCGACGGTGGTCTGATATGGCTAAAACAACCAAAACTGTACTGGGCGATGATCTGAATGCGGAAGGAACTGCAGATGATGGTCTGAATATTGATGAGCTGAATGCAGGTGGCAGCGTTCACGAGACCCAACAGCATGACGATAAACACGGCGAACCATCAGATGATGAGGATACCGCTGAAGAAGATGACCAGGAAGAAGACGCGGAGCCTGAGTTTGTGGTGCTGAAAGGGAATTGCATTCGCCATGACGGTGAGGTCTACCGGGAAAACTCCCTTATTCCGGTCTCCGGTAAGGATGCCGAGCGTCTGCTGGCAGCAGGTGTAATTGCCGATGTCCATGCTCTGCGACAGCGCGCGTTATCTGCTGCGCGTGGTGTGAAAATTACAACGGAGTGAGCCGATGGGCGTGGACTGGGATTTACATCTTCTGAGTCCGCTCCATGGCGTGTTTGGCGATGAACATGAGTACCGTCCCCGCAACGGTACTCCTTTTACGATTAACGGTATTTTTGACCGTGGCTATGCGCAGGTTGCAGAAAACCTTGATGGTGATTCAGAAATTAACACCTCCAGCCCGATGCTGGGGGTACGTGATGCTGAATTTCGTCAGCTGGGTAAACCGCAACCTGCCGTATCTGACCGTGTGTATATCAAAACGGTCGGAGGTCAGGTCATCAATCAGTTATTTGTTGTGTCCAACGTCGAACCCGACAGCCATGGCGGCTCGCGTCTTGTTCTCAATGTGGCGAAAACCCGATGAATGCTTCCGCAATACGACACATGGTCGTGGCCGCGCTGAAAGATAAAACGGCTGCCGCCTATCGTGTTTATTCCCCACGTGACTGGGCAACCTCGCCGGACCTGTACCCCGCGCTGCTTGTTCAGACGCCATTTGATCACAAAAAGGCGCAGGGGCGAAATGTCCCGGCCTTTACCTCTTTGACCACCGTTCGCATTACTGGCCGGGTTCAGGAGTACGACAGTGAAACCACTGATGATGGCGCCATGCGCGCGGAGGTTGCGCTGGAAGAGCTCCGGGAACAGGTAGAAAGGGCGGTGATTAACAGCTACGAGTTAACCCGGAACATCCAAAAATATGCGGAGGTCCGCTCGACGATTGATGTTGATGCGGATGGTGAGGCGCATATGGGCCAGCTGCTTATCGAAATTGATATTGAGCATTATCAGGGACCGGAAGACTTTTATCCGGTCGATACGGTGCCGCTGGCGGGGATCGACATCACCATCGACATGCCGGACGGTACGCCGCAGCCGGGCGTAAAAATAGCCCTTCAGGAGTAATCATGTTTGTAAAACCGAAGGACGGGCTCAGCGTTCGCTGCCCTGTCAGGGGGGAGCCTTTGCCCAAAGATGGCGCGGAGGTACCTGATAATACGTTCTGGCGTCGCCGCCTGAAGGATGGCGACGTCAGTCTGGTACCGGAAAAGGGCGTTAAAAACGCCGTAAAAAAAGAGGGCGTAATTAAATGACCGTTCCATTTTCGCGAGTTCCCGGCAATTTACGTGTGCCGCTTTTTTATGTGGAGTTTGATAACTCCATGGCCAACACGGCGACGGCTACACAACGAACGCTGTTGATTGGTCAGATGCTGGCATCAGGCTCTGCACAGGAAAAAATCCCGGTAAAAGTTTCCTCTCCTAATGCAGTGGGTGAACTCACCGGAAAAGGCTCGATGCTGCATGGCATGATGACGGCGTATCAAAAAAACGATACTGCTGCGGAGGTCTGGATCCTTCCGCTGGCTGATGATGCGGATTCGATGGCAGTGGCAACTGGCAGTATCAAGGTTGCCACACAGGCGGCAGAAACTGGCGTTATCTCTCTTTATATTGCTGGCGTTCGCGTACAACTGACCGTACTGGCGACTGACACTCCGGCTCAGATTGCCACTGCGCTGGTCGCGGCGATTACCCGCAAAACGGAACTGCCGGTGACAGCTGCTGTAAAAGCCGATTCAACGGATACCGTGACACTGACGGCCAAAAATGCCGGGTTGCTGGGCAATGGTATTGATCTCAGGATGAATTATCTCGGTGTTCAGGGTGGTGAGGTGACGCCCGCGGGCCTGACACTCACCATCACGGGCATGAGCGGTGGCGCCGGCGCGCCGGATTTTGTTGATGCCCTGGGCAACCTTCAGGATAAGACCTTTGATTTTGTCATCAACCCTTATGATGACACCGCATCATTGGACGCCATCAGAGAATTTCTGAACGATGCAACCGGTCGCTGGGCATGGGATAAACAGCTTTATGGCCACGCATTCACCACCACCAACGGCACTTACGCCGAGCTAGGCACCAAAGGGGAAACCCGTAATAACCAGCATGAGTCACTGCTTGGCGTGTACCGCTCACCATCACCGCGTTATATCTGGGCGGCGGCACTGACAGGGGCCGCTGCACCCAGCCTGCGTAATGACCCCGGACGCCCGCTACAAAGTCTGCCTGTTTATGGCGTGCTGGCACCGGACCTGGCGGATCGCTTTGAGCTGACAGAGCGCAACAACCTGCTGTACAGCGGCATCTCCACTTACACCGTGGGTGATGACGGGACGGTGATGATTGAAAACCTGATTACCACCTACCAGAAAAACAGCTATGGCGACGAAGACGACAGTTACCTGCAGGTGGAAACACTCTTTAGCCTGATGTTTGTCACGCGATATCTCCGCACTGCAGTGACCAGTAAATTTGGTCGCATGAAGCTGGCCGCGGATGGCACGCGTTTTGCGCCGGGGGCGGCGATTGTGACGCCAAACATCATCAGAGCCGATCAGATCGCGGAATACCAGACGCTGGTCTTTAACGGCTACGCGCAGGACGCTGAGGCCTTCGCCAGAAACATTATCGTGGAGCAGAACAAAACAAATCCGAACCGCGTCGATGTGTTGTGGCCGGGAACGCTTATGAACCAGCTGCGCATCTTTGCGCTGCTTAACCAGTTCCGCCTGCAGGCTGAATCAACAGGAGCATAAAACATGGCTGGAGATACCACTAATCGCCTGGCAGGTACTGCTTATGTCACCGTAAACGGGGTGACCGTTATGGTGGAGGGCTCATTTAAGTATCAGACCTCCACTGTTAACCGTACCACGCTGACAGGCATGGACGGTGTGCATGGCTACAAAGAAAAGCCGGTTGCCCCGTATATTTCTGCCCGTCTTCGCGACAGCGGCGGTACCAACGTACTGGGTTTTAACAAACAGACGAACGTCAACGTGATCGCCGAGCTGGCGAACGGAAAGACTATTATCGGTCGCGCGCTATGGACGGTGAACGTTCAGGAAGTGGAAAGTGAAGATGCAGTGTTTGATGTTCGCTGGGAAGGCCGGGACGTAACGGAGAACTAAGATGGCAGAACTTGAACGCACCAAAGTCATTCCCCTCATCAAGCCTCTGGTCGATGAGGCGCAAAAAACACGCTATGAGCAACTGGAGCTGAAGGCGCCGACACTCAGCCAGGCCGAGCAGTTCTACGAAAAGCAGGCATCGTCCACTTCACTGGCGGCGATGCGCCTGCTGATCTCGCTGGTCGCGGATACGCGGGAAAGTGTCCTTCAGCCGATGGATTTTATAGACTTCCGAAAATGTGAGGATTTTTTGCTCGGTTTTTTGACCTGGAAGCCCTGACCGCCTGGCAGGAAACGGCCGCTGACGTCACATTTTATTTCCGCTGGACAGAAGACAGGGCATGGGGCATGACCTATGCCCGTCTGAAGTGGTGGGTATCGCAGGCCTCCCGTATCAATAAACTCAGGAATACCAAACCCGATGAGTAATTCTTTCGACTTTGAGCTGGTGGCCAGCGACCAGGCGACGGAAGCCATTGAACGTATCAATGAGGCTATCCGTGATCTGGAACCAAAGCTGGATAAAACCAAAGAGGGACTCCAGTTAGGAGGACAGGAGACTCTCGATGGATTGAACGGCTTTATTTCCCGCTTCGAAAATCTGTCCAAAAATGCCCGTGATAACGTGCAGTATATCGGGGATATGGTGCCGCCGCTGAAGATGGTCGGTGAGCTCTCCGGTAAGCTGGCATCGCTGGGTGTGGTTGGAGCGGCGGGATATGGGCTAAAACAGATTGCCTACGGTTTCCATGAGGCCTCAAGGGAAGCCTATAACCTCGATGTTGCCGCGAAAAATGCGGGTATGCGAGTGGACGATTTTTCCCGACTGTCCGGTGCCATGCGGATACTGGATGCTGATGGCGACAGTGCAAATTCCTCCATCGAGGGGATGGCTAAAAGCCTGAAGGAGGCCGCCAGCGGTGCCAACAGCCAGGTGCTCGGCGCATTGTCACAGATTGGCGTTCAGATCCAGAAAAACAACGATGGATCCGTTGATACACTGAGAACGCTGGAATCGATAGCGCGCGTTTTCCCGAGCCTGCGACCTGACCAGCAGAAGTCGGTTTCCGATGCCCTCGGGTTGACGCCGGAAATGCTGGCGTTGATGCGTGAAGGCGTACGGATGAAAGCATTGCTGGCTAAATCTGATGAACTTGGCCTGACAGTTGATCCGGAACTTAACCGGCAATTGTCCGAGGTTAACGGCTCCATGAATGAGCTGGGCGCAGCATGGGATGGGCTGAAAAACCGTTCGAAAAACTCTCTGTTTAAGGGATTGCTTTCCGATGGCTCGGTGAAAGACGGTCTTGAAGGTGTGACCGACTTGTTCACGAATGGCGATTTCACCGGGCTGTCGCATGCGCTGGGGTTTATCAGTAGCAAGGATGCCGGGAAGCTACGCCGCATTCAGGGTGATAAGGCGCTGTATAACACCCTTTCCCGGCGCGAGCGCGGAGCGGTGGATGCCGGCTTTATGACGGATGCCGTCCGGAAACGCTACGACGCGCAATATGGTGCCAGTGACAGAGCTGAACAACTCCGTAATGATTTGTCTGTCATCCTGCCAGCAGGTGCAGCAGCTCCACGCGGAGAGGTGAATTACAGCCAGCCATCTAACCAGGCACTGGGCCTCAGAAATAATAACCCGGGCAATCTCCGGATCGCGCCTAATGCGACCGGGGTGAATCGTGGTTTCGTCACTTATGACAACAGCAACGACGGGCTGGCGGCAATGGCCCGGCAACTGATGTTATATGGCGATCGTGGGAATAACACGCTTAACAGCGTGATCCACACTTATGCGCCACGCTCGGAAAATGATACGCAGTCCTATATCAATTCAGTATCGGCCGCGACAGGTATTCAGCCCCGGCAGCAGATGGATCTGCATACCCCGGAGGTGCTGAAGTCAGTCATGGCGGCCATGATTCAGCATGAGAATGGGGCGCAGCCATATTCTGAAGATGAGATACGTGCGGCAATTCAGACGGCTATCAGTGATCCGCGTTGGTCTGGTCTTCGTGACAGCCGTGTGCTCAGCCAGCAGAGAGAGAACATCCTCGTACCACAACCGGACAAGTTTGACAGTTCCTCAATCCTGACAGCTTCCGGTAATGGGAGAGATCCGGTCAGTGAAAACCTGACCCGGTCTCTCAAAGAGGCGATGGCCGACCAGAAAATGAAGCTGGAAATCACCCTGGTCAACGATAAGGGTGAGAAGAAAACCTATAACGTCGAGGATAACGGCAGAATAACAACCGCCATGAATTACTAACCCTATTAAACCGCCACCCTGGCGGTTTTTTAATTCAGGAGGCCTGATGGCAATTATCCAGGATGCAATAACTTCTCTGATGGGGGGAGGCGGTAGCGAGGACTGGTTGAGCCAACTACGTCCCGGCTCGTTTCGGGGCGTGCCTTTTGCTGTGGTGAACGAGGAAGGCAGTCATGGCCGGCGGCAGGCGGTTCATGAATATCCCTACCGTGATACTGCCTGGATTGAGGATATGGGGCGCGGGACACGGCGATTTATTATCCGCGGCTTTCTTGTTCAAAACAGCCTGGTTTATGGCGGCGGTGATGTTATTTCCCAGCGGCAGTCATTGATTGATGCCTGTGAAACCAGAGGAAGTGGCACGCTTATCCATCCCACTCTGGGGGAGATGACCGTTTCCATACCCGAGAACGGCTTACGACTCTCCGGCTCTGCCGAAAACGGCCGTTCGTTTGAATTTACTCTGATGGTAATTGAGTCGGGGTTAAAGGTCTTCGCTGTTACCGACAGCGCCGCCGCGGGGGATACCGTTGGCACCAACTATCTGAAGCTGGTCAGTACGGCAGTTGCCAGTACTCTCGCAAGAATTAAAAGCGAGATCCGTGGTGTGTCGCAGGGGATTCAGACTATCAAGGGAACCGTGACGTTCTGGACCAATATGGTGGATAACACCATCAGTGAAGTAACAAACGTCAGCAACGTGTTGAATTCTACGTTCGGTAATAATCGTTACGGGCGTTACAGCAAGGGGAGCGTGGGCGGGAGTTCGTCGGGTATTAACGGCAAGCGTGATGCCGATGACTCAGAAGCCTATCAGGCGTTGTCTGAACAGGTTTCCGCCCGGGCCGTAATGGACCGCCAGGGTGTACTGGATACAACCGCTGTACTGAGTGAATCTGTATCGGTCGATGAATTGGTTCAGGGCGTTGCCGATGTGATCAATCGAATACTGGCCAGTGCCGGCGGGGTAAGTGACAAAATTGCCGCGTTTGAAAAACTGGCGGCTTCAACCAGTACCGAATACCAGCGCTCCGAAAGCAGCCAGCAACTGGCTGGCACAATTAACACGCTGATCATTGTGCTGTGTACCGGGGCAATGACGAATGCTGCCGCCGATTATAACCCTACCAGCCGTAATGAGGCCGAAGACATCACGCAACGCGTAGCCGCGCAAATGGATACGGCGTTACTACTGGCGGGTGACCGTGGCGATGACGATCTCTACTCGGCACTGATGGGAGTGAGAACCGCTTTCCTGAATGCCATGGCTCAGATTTCATCCGGGCTGAGTGAGCTGATGCAAATCAATACGGCTGCGCCGGTTCCTGCTCTGGTACTGGCAAACCGACTCTATCAGGATGCCTCGCGTGCAAATGAACTCATACAGGAGGCCAGCGTTCCGCATCCTGCATTTATGCCGACGACGATGAAGGTGTTGAGACAATGAGTACGGACAACGATCAGGAGATCGTCTCTCTCACAGTGGGCGGGAAAATCATTGAGGGGTGGGATTCTGTGCGGGTGACCCGTGGCATTGAGCGTTTCCCCTCCGATGTTGACCTGGGGCTGATGGACTTTTTTCCGGGCAGCGACCAGAAGCAACTGGTAAAGGAAGGAATGCCCTGTCAGGTAAAGCTCGGTAGCGATCTGGTCGTGACGGGTTATGTTGATGACTGGTCGCCTGCTATTTCCCGTTCGCGCCATGAGGTCAGAGCCTCAGGCCGTAGTAAGTGCGCAGATCTCGTGGATTGCTCCGCAGAATGGCCAAATAACGTCATTAATAACAGCAATGCGCTTGAGATAGCGTCCCGCCTCGCATCCCATTACAACATTCAGGTAAGTACAGACGTTGATGACCTGGTGAAAGTCCCACAATTTTCCCTGAACTGGGGGGAGTCACCGCAGGAAATTCTTGATCGTGTTTCCCGCTGGTCGGCATTGCTTTATTACGATCAGCCTGACGGAAACTTATTTCTGACCCGGGTGGGGACAGCGCGCGCAGCCAGCGGTATCGCTGAAGGGGTAAATATTGAACAGGCTTATTACCGCCGTTCGATGGCTGACCGCTTTTCTGATTATGTCGGCGTATCGATGAGCATCTCTCCGATAGCAGGATTTTCGCCGGATACGGCTTATGACTCTGTGACGCTGGCGACGGCACGCGATCCGGAGGCCGCCAGTATGCGTTACCGAAAACGGATCATTATTGTTGAAAGTACGCTGATGGCTTCCCAACAGGCACAGCGCGCTATTGACTGGGAGATGAACCGCCGATATGGCCGTTCCCGCCAGTTGACGGTGACGATTGACTCATGGCGCGATAAGTCCGGGAAATTATGGGAGCCAAACACTCTCACACCGGTCAACATCCCCAGTCTTCAGCTGCCTGACACGGAACTCCTTATCGCTGAGGTGACTTATATCAGAGACAGTGACGGCACCCATGCACGACTTTATCTGATGCCGCCGGAGGCTTTCAGTGTCCAGCCGTACGCTTTCTATCAGCAAATACCCGGACTAAACCAATGAATCAAAATTTAAAGAAATCGGCCACGCGCATAGCCGGCATGCTGGGCATTGGCCGTATTACCACGCAGAAAGATAGCGGGGCTGTGCAGGAAATCCAGTACCAGACTCCGTTGGAAGTGGCCAGCGCCCCACGGCTCTCTGATTTTGGTTTTTCATCGGGGTTGCCGGCGGGATCGGATGTGGTCATTGCCTTCCTCGGCGGAGACCGCTCCAGTCCCGTCGTCATTGCTTCCAACCATCAAAGCTTCCGGTATACCGGGCTTAAGCCAGGCGAAACCGTAGTCTATAACCAGCAGGGGATGAATATTCATCTGACCGAGGCGGGAATTTTCATTGATGCAAAAGGCAAAGATGTAGAGATCAACAATGCCAGAAACATTACCGCGACGGCAACAGAGCAGGTAAAGCTGGTCGCACCAAAACTCCTGGTGACGGGTGACATCATCGATAACTGCGAGACGAATGCCACAACGTTAAAAGCGTTACGCGATGCTCACAATGATCATGACCATGACGTTAAGGAAGTTCAGTCCGGTGACAGCACCGTTACCAGTGAAAAAACAGAGAGTCAGGTATGAGTGATATTTCCTCATTCTGGGATGTGGATGCCATTCATGCTGACTGGCAAACCGGTAACGGCGTACTGACATCTGAGAATGATATGCACACGGCCATTATTATCAGTTTGTTTACTGACGGACTGGCGCGCGCTGATGATGATTATGAAGGAACTGACCGCCGCGGCTGGTGGGGGGATCTGGACAGCGACCTAAATATTGGCTCAAGGCTGTGGCTACTGCGGCGTGAAAAACTGACGCGCGAAGTGGCGATGAGAGCTGAAGATTACGCCGAAGAGGCTCTGGCCTGGATGAAGTCGGATGGTATTGCTGCAGCTATAGAGGCTCAGTCAGAGATTGTTTTCCCGAACAGGCTGAACCTCATCATCCGGTATTTGCCGCCGGCGGGGGACTGGCAGGAGTTCAAATTCTTCTGGCTATGGGAGCAACTGAATAATGCCATTTAAACGGAAAACACTGAGCGAACTGCGCGAAGAGAATCGCCAGTTTATGCAGGCAGAGCTTGAAAGCGTCGGCGCGCTGCTACGGTTTGGAAACCTTAAGGTGCTCGCTGATATGGATGCGGGCATGGCCCATCTGCACTATGCCTACCTGGATTATATTGCCCGTCAGAGCACGCCATTCACCTCTACCGATGAGTGGCTTGCAGGATGGATGGCACTTAAGCAGATATACCGAAAAGCCGCCACTGCGGCACGTTCTCCGGCAGCGACCGTTACCGGGACACCGGGTAAGACACTGTCAAAAGGGGCCGTATTAAACCGTGATGATGGTTACCAGTACACAACCGATAGCGCCATAACGATTAACACCGCTGGCAGTGCGACGGTCGCCGTAACAGCGGTTTTGCCGGATATTACAGACGATGTGACTGGAGGCGGGGCTTCCGGAAATGCCGATGCTGGCACCATTCTTACACTGGATGCTAATGCCCCCGGCATAGACAGCTCGGTTACGCTGATTGAGCCCGCCACCGGCGGCGCCAACATTGAAAGTGAAGAGGATTTCCGTTTACGTGGTCTGCTGGCATATCAGAATCCCCCGCAGGGCGGGAGTGACACTGATTATAAAAGCTGGGCTTTATCCGTGTCGGGGATCACCAGGGCATGGATACGGCGCCGGGGGATGGGGCCGGGTACCGTGGTGATTTACATCATGTGCGACGGCGATGATAAAACCAATCATGGATTCCCTGTAGGTACTGACGGTGTCTCTCAACTGGAAGAGTGGGGGGCGGTAAAAGCCACCGGGGATCAGGGGAGAGTTGCCGATTATATGTATCCGCTTGCGCCTGTTACCTCCCTTAACTATGTGTGTTCACCAATCCGGCGCGAAGTTAACTTTGATATAGCGGGTATACAGAGTGCTGACAGCACCGTTGTGCAGGCTATCAAAGATGCCATCAATGACCTGTTTTTTGATGAAGGTAACCCGGACGGAACGGGGAAAATTTATCTGTCAGATCTCAACCGGGTAATCAGCTCCGTAAGCGGCACAACAGGGTATTCGCTTGAGCAGCCGGCAGCTAATATTGTGCTGGCCATCGGGGAGCTTCCTGTTCTCGGGGAGGTGATATTCTCATGAGCCTGTATTCACAGGATGATTATGCACAGAGTTTACATTCCCTGTTACCAAACGGGCGCGCATGGCCACGCGAAAAAGGTAGCGTGCAGTATGCCGTACTGAAAGCGCTGGGGAGAGCGTTCGCCCGATCTGATTCGAGTGCTCAGGGGCTGATTACCGGGGCTTTCCCGTCTACGGCAACAATGATGCTTCCGGAATGGGAAAGTACGCTGGGATTACCTGATGACTGCTCTATCGGCGAAATAAGCAGTATTGGCGATCGACAGCGCGCGGTGGTGGCAAAATTTATCAGTAACGGCGGCCTGAACCGGGCCTACTATATCGGTGTTGCCGAAGCGCTGGGATATACCATCAAGATAACGCAGTTTCGCCCGGCAATGGCCGGAATGTCAGTGTGTGGAGATGCGCTGAACGGTGATGAATGGCCGTTTACGTGGTTAATTACTGCCCCTGAAACGACAATCAAATATACCGTAGCGGGTCAGGCTTATTGCGGCGATCCTTTGCGTGCCTGGGGCAATAAACAACTCGAATGCACACTTAGCAAAATAGCGCCTTCACACCTTAATCTGCTGTTCGGCTACGCCCAGTAACAGCCAACCCTCTTTTTCTGAAAACTATCGCTTAATGAAGTGAGGATACTCCATGCTCAAAATTAGTGATGTTGAGCCGTCAACAGCGCTTGATGGATTGTTTACCGACGGCAATGTTGCTGGTGGTATTTCGCCAACACGGCTTGTTGCTGCGTGGTTTAACGTGATTCAGACTGAACTGGTGAATGTTGTTGAGAGTTCCGGGATGGATCTAGACCCAGATGATTCGACACAGGTATTACAGGCGCTGACAAAAATGTTTCTCAGCCGCTCAAACCCGTTTGCTGATATTGCGGCGGATGGTTCAGAGGCAATTGCTCAGGCCCTCTCGAATCTTGGTATCGATACGGCATTGGCAGAAAAATCCGACCTTGCTACTGGCGTGTTGTCCAGTAGTGGATATATCAAAATCCCTATTTCAGTCAGCGGTAATTCCTCCACTTTGATTTTACAGTGGGGGACGTTCACCGGGAAAACCTCATCGTCTGCCGGTACCGATAATGTTTATGAAAACTCGTCGATTTATGTTACATGGCCGATTACGTTCCCAACGGGAGTTCTTCAGGTTATTACGGGAGGATCTTCTGATGTACCAGGCGCAGGCGTTCAGGAGATAGCCTGGAATTTAGCGAAAACTAATACGGGTGCCACCTTTGGTGTTTCTTGTCGTGAGGCTTCTGCCTCAATGTCTGGTTCTTATATTGCAATTGGATATTAAAGTGAAATTTTCAGTAACAACTCAATCATTCTTTGACGATTCATTAACGTATGGCGACAATCTACCGTCAGATGCGCAAGAAATAACCAGTGAAAAATACTCTGAACTGTTTGAGGCTGTAAATGCGAATAAGCATGTGTATCTATCAAATGGAGTAATGGTCATTTCAGAAGCCAGGCCAGACAAATATTATACCTGGAACTCTGAATCCAATTCCTGGGAGATGACGGCAGCGGCAGTAACACAAAAGGCATCTGATGAGGTAGCGGCTGCTGAAAATTATCGGTCCAAGCTAATTAGTTTTGCTAAAGACACCATCTCAGTATGGCAAACAGAGCTACTGCTGGGAACAATCAGCGACGACGATAAGGCTAGTCTGACGGAATGGATGGCTTACATTAAAGCGCTTCAGGTCGTGGACACCTCCGATCCTGAAAGCATCACATGGCCTACCGAGCCAACAATCAGTTAAGGACAAAAAAGCCCTTCGTATTACCGAAGGGCAAAATGATGATGCTTGCTACTGTCTCGCCTCTTATAACAAAGCGGCGCGCATACTAATGGTATAGCCATATAAAGTAAA